TCATTGGGATCGAGTCTATCCGCCAGGGACCGTGCGCACCAGTCAAGAGACGAGAAGTAATCGAGGTATTGCCCAATGGTAACGCAGCTTGGCAAGCGCTCAGTGACGAACGGAGATCACGATGATTCGCCGCCGCCCCATCCCGCACACCCAAGGAAGCACTGAGGAGATTAACATGGTTGCGCACATCTATTTTAAAAGTCAAGACGAGGCTTGCATCCAGACCTCTAGAGTTACAGTGACCGACCGCGCAACCTTGGTTGTCGGCACCATCGGCAGCAGAGAATTTAACGAGTGGGATCTTGCGAAAATCTCCTCCTTCTGGGTCGAGGAAGCATGATCCATCTTTCAAGTGCATCACTTTGCGCGAATTGCGATACGATCTCGGACGCAAAGCATGACGATTGTCCGAAATGCGGATCGAAGTCTTTATTGAACCTAGCGAGGGTGTTGAATGACTCAGCAAGAGATGCGAAAGGAGTTGGAGCCGGGCGGAAACTTGAAATCGTGGCAAGGTCCAATGTCTGCCGAAGATTGCGAGTTGGTAGCCCAGGTAATTAAGAATGAGGCAGAGAGATGGCAGGAAAGCCGTATGATTGGAATTAGGAGGGCACGGAGTAAGACGAGATGAGTTTCCCGGCTTTTGGCTGGGAGAGGGTCATAATAATGGACAACGAAGAGAAATGTGGAAGTTCACTCATGGACGAGCGCCCGCCAATTGATCCGCACTGGTATACGAACTGCCCGAGGGGCCATCAACTGCCGCTGGCAGACACGCTGAAGAGCGCTGACGGGAAACTCTATTTGAAGTGTCGAGCATGCACGGAGCAGATTCAGCTTTACTCTCTCTTGGAGCCCCCGCAGCCAGGGAAGGTCAGCCTAGATTCGAGCCCCCATCTTCACGTTGACCAGCGTCCGTCGAGCGCCCAAGACCACTGTCCCACCTGTCTAAGCGGCGACAAGAAACGCCTATTGGCTCCCTGCTGTCATTACGGGACGCTTGATGTATGGCACTTTCCGTATGGGAAATACGGCTCTTGCCAACCAGCAAAGGTCAAACGGAGAGACGAGGTGGAACCGTGAGCTACTTCGAACAGAACGGCCAGGTGAACCCATGATTCAACTTCTCTTGCATCTCTGGGGCGATTACATCCTGCAAAGTGATTGGATGGCTCAGAATAAGACGAAATCTAGTTTGCCGTGTTGGTGCCACGTCGTTTGTTATTCGTTTCCGTTCCTGATCCTGCGACCGTCATGGAGGGCATTCGCAGTGATCGCGGTAACCCACTTCTTTATTGACCGCTTCAGATTGGCACGTTTTGTTGTTCAAGCAAAGAACATATTAGGAATGCCGTGGTCGCGGGATTTCACGGTCTATCAAACTGCGACTGGTTATCCCGCCGATGCGCTGCCATGGCTGGCCTTTTGGCTCCTAATCATCGCGGACAACGTGCTGCATTTGACCATCAACTTTTTCGCGCTGAGGTATCTGTGATGAGCTACTCCGAGAAAGACGGCCCTAAACCGCAGACCGAGGAAACGATAGCCATGAGTTATTCAGAAGAGAAAGACGGCCAGGTGATCCCCACCATGAGCCGGGAAGATTACGGCGAGGTTATCCCCACCGACGATGATTATGTCGCTTGGCTTTGTTTTGTAGGCGCGACCGACGATCCGCACCGTCATCTGAAATTGTGCGACTCAGACACGCCGGGAGCATTCCGTGTATATCGTCGAAAGGAGATGCCGCCAGACTGGGATAAGTGGCGAAGCTACCGGGCGGGCGTAGCGGAGGGACTGGAACGGGCCACCTGGGCCGTCGTTGCGGAGTATTACGGCCACGATACCGGAGAAATGTCAGAACGAATCAGCCAAGCACTCGATGCTCTGGCTACCGAGACAGAGGAGAAGAAATCATGACCACAGAAGCGAAGCCACGCTGTGAATTATGCGGCGAGCCAATGCCAGTAGGCGAGGAGATGTTCAGGTATCACGGCCATAGCGGGAACTGCCCGAAACCGCCACTGATGCGGACGCCTGAAAAGGTTAAACCCTTGAAGGCATTTAGTGTCACTTTCGCCAGCGTCAAGGGTCCGGGTAGAAGTAACGGGGGGGAGTACAAGACGGCGTGCGTGATTGCCACGGGACCGATGGATGCTGCGGCGAAGGCGGAAATCTATCAAGCGAAAAACTGGCCCAAACTCTTCGTGGAAGAAATCCTTCTGAATGACAACTTGGTGATTATGTGATGAAAGACGCTCTGTGGAGGGGAAATGAAACTCGCTCTGGTTCGGCGGGGGGTAGGAATTTTAATAGCCTAAAAGGTTAACTTTACTTATTCTGCAATGGAACCAAAATTTATTCTTGACCTGCACTCCCATATCTATTCATAGTGATTACTGATGCGGGGCCACAAGATGTATGGTCCCTTCCCTGTTGTTTTCGCTGTGCGAGACAGCACGGCGCTGCTGATAGCCGTGCTGTCTCTGGAGAACCCCTCAATATTATGGCTGCCCATCGCAATCGCTTGCGAGTTCGCGTCCGTTCGTGCGTCGACGGCCACATTCTGCGCTACGTTTCTGAATCCGAAGCGCGGCTAATGATAGCGCAAAACGCCGACGGATCAGATAAATACGGCGAAGACGGCAAACCAATGGAGGCCGTGGCCTATCGCCTCTCCCGCCTGAAAGCAGCACTCACAGACATTAAGATGGCCATGCCGTTACATCGCGATCGGCAAAGTCCTTGCACAATCACCTGGGGTGAGACAGTAAACTCCGCCTTCGTTCATCCCGGCGTTCGCCTTTCGGCCAAAGATGCGATCAGGCCACTCGACGCAGCAGTGAACAAAGTTCAAGCGTGGCCATCCACGCATGACGACAAAGCGCCAGTGATCTCCGCCGGCAAGCCATACGGCGTATTTTGCCCATACCCTCCAATCGATCAGACGCGCATTGTTACTTTCGCCTAAGCCGCATCTCGATAGTGCGCGTAGCGTTGGCACTCTTCGTGAACGGCTCGGCCGTTTGCGTCCATTGGCGTTTCCTTGATAAGCCGTACTGGCTTGCCGCAGATCGAACATGGATGCGAAAACAGCGAGAAGTTCCTGCCTGAGAGAAGTTCGGCAAGGGTAATGGTTCCGCTCATGGGAGATTTACTCCTTCCTCGATAAGCGGGAAGGTAACACGCTCGAAAACTGAAGTCTGAGCAATATTGACCAACTCAAACCTTTTTTTATTTAGGAGAGTGACAAGCGTGGACACTACCTGGCTAAGCCTTTTTGAGCGCCACGTGCAGGTTGCCGGGATCGTCTTTATTGTTGGATACATTTTACGCAATCATGGAATTCTGGTCGAAGCAAGGCGTCGGCTGAACCAACTTTGGTGGGACCGTTGTGCAAGAGTACAGGAGCAATACACGGCTCTCGGCGCGGTCAATGGCTCAGTAATTCCGCCCCCGCACTCAGTGAAGGAACAACGCAACGGAGACCGAGATGCGCCACTATCCCAGTTGTGATATTTGCGGATTGCCACACTGGGCAGCGATCTGCCCGCTACGCAAACTGGAAGAACAACGGGATCCACTGGGCGAGATGATTCGTCGCCAACAATATCGCGCCCGGGATCAGGAGTGGCTGAAACGCAAAGAAACCTGGATCAACCTCGGAAGCACGCAAACCGCAAGAACTAGCATGGGAAGCAAACTTCTAATTGCTGCCACGTTAGCGGGCTTAGCTCTAGCCGGATTCAGGCAGGTAAGCGCTCAAACGGTTCATTCGACATACCTGTCCTGGGAACTGTCCACCGTTGACCATCCGTTATTCCAAAACGTCTATCGCCAAGTTAAATGCACCGGTGCATTTGTACGACGGGCAAAGCCTTCTAACACGGTGGTTGATTGGACCGATACCGCAGTCAAGAGCGGATTGAAATATTGCTACTACGTGACGGTCACCGCCAACGTGAACGGTGTTAAGACGGAGAGCGGCCCATCGAATACGGTTGAAGTCACGATTCCCTGAGACAACCATGGATCAAGCCACCCCGTCTCCGAGGGACAAAGAAGTGCTCAATGTACTGATGAATCTGGAAACCTGCCACTCAATTGAGCATACCCTAGGAATTGGCAAATCGGCAGTTAAGCACCACGTCTCAAGAATCGCACGGGTGATGGGAATCGATGAGAAACGATACCACTTGCGCCCGAGAATCGTGTATCTCGAAGCTGTTAAGTGCGGATTGATATGTGGCTCCGAAAGGCCATAAGTAAGATGGCAGCTCTGGCGCACGGCAACGTCAATCCATATCTCTCTCCGCAAGAGGTTGCAGCAGAATTGGCATTGCGAGAATTTCTCAAACTGTGCGCGCTGGTGGACGGCGGAGCGAGCCCGAACACAAAGTTTGATGTGATTGGCATTACGCGGGAAAACGGCGACTTAGCCGTTATAGTTCGTCCCGAGCACAGTTCCTGTGCAGTTCGCGTGACGGTGAAATAACCATGGCGTGTTCCGAAAAGGGCTGTGTATTCCCAGCCATAAGAAATGGCCGATGTCGGCGGCACGATGAAGATTCAAGGGCGCTGTTCTCTCTCCATCCTTCAATGATGCCGTTTGTCATCGCTCAGTCGGACGAAGATTGGAAACGCGAGCCTGAATTCGGCCGCGGCAACAGAATGCGTCACTTCGGGCCTCGATTACCCAAGCTCAAGAAACGCGGTTGCATAGAATGTCAAACATAAGTGTGGAGACGATGGATGAACCAACCGTCGCTGATGTGTATCTCTATAAAGCGTCGGCCGCAGACGTGCTTGGCGTTTCTCCAACAGAATTGACGATGCACCCGTATCGCTGGGGAAGGTTCGAAGCAGAACTTGAAAGCCTCGGAAGCGACGTGAAACGGGAAACGCGCATAGTGGATGGAGAAGAGCGAATTGTGCTCGAAGATCTTCTTGTGTGCTTTGACATTCAATTTCCAACAGATCAGATTTTGGTGAGCTGATGAGTAAAGGAAACAGGATCCCGGCCGATGACCGGCGCGCACGTTTTGTTAAGGAATACTTGATTGACAAAAACGCGACAAGGGCCGCAATTGCATCAGGTTACAGCGAAAAAACGGCGAGACAAGCAGGTAGTCGCCTCTTGGCAGATGTTAACATCTCTGCCGAAATTGTTAAAAAACGAGAAAAAGTTAACAACAAGCTCGATGTTTCAATTGAACGCGTCACGCTTGAGCTCGCCCGGCTTGCCTTCTTCGATGCCAGGAAATTCTTTCGCGAAGACGGAACAGCGCTCCCGATTACAGAGTTGGATGAAGACACGGCTAGGGCGGTGGCAGGCTTTGAGGTAGAGGAAGAATTTTCCGGCAAGGGCGAAGATCGACAACTTATTGGCTACATCAAGAAGTTCAAACTGCCGGACAAGGGCCAAAACCTAGAGCGCCTTGGGAGACACCTACAGATGTTCCCTAGCCCGCCGCAAGAATTGAAGTTTACGAATGATGCCACAGACAGTACAAAGCGTCTTGTCGAATTACTCGCCGCGGCAGCTAGCCGTGTTGGCGACAGCGTGGACGGCAGCGGAAAAGAAAGAAGTAGCAAGCCTGCTGGAAGAAAACAATAACAGGGGCGCATGGGAGGCGATTGGCAGGCAGGCTGCGTCATGGGAAGAGGGCCCCTTGCTTTGGGCAACAAGATACACCCAGAGCGAGGATTCGCACTGGATGGCAAAGGGCACAGAGTTCAAGGCCCCATTTCCAAGGAAACCATACTTCATCGACGTGATGCGATTGCTCCTCGATGAGAATGCACTGTTTATCTGGAAAAGCCGCGAGATGATGATGTCGTGGCTAGTTAGCCTCTACATTGCATGGATGTGCCAGTGGTTCCCAGTCTTTTGGGTTGCGCAGACAGGCAAAGAAGACAAAGTAGCCGAACTGATTCAGTATGCCAGGATTCTTCACGTCAATCAGCCAGAGTGGATGCGGTGCAAGAATCCTCTAGTAGTAGACAACGAACTGGAGCTCCGATGGCAGAAAGGGGGCCGCTTCTTGGGAGTACCAAAGGGCGCGGACCAGATCCGCATTCACCATCCATACGGATACTTCCAGGACGAGTCGGCGTTTCTTCCTGAGGCCGAGGCGAGCTTTAATGCAGTCAGGCCAGTATGCAAACAGATTATCTGTGTGAGTTCTGACGAAATGGGCTGGTTTCACAACGAAGCGAAGGACGGCTCCTAGATTGATTGATCGCGCCCAGTTTACTCCAGACGGAACAAATCCTCCGTATCCGGTTCCGCTCTCGGATATCTGTACAGTCCCAACGCCAGAAATGGCTTACCTGCTATCCGACCTGGTGCTTGGGAAAGATGGAAAAGAGAAAGACATCCTCGAGATAGGAACCGGATCAGGCTATCAGGCCGCAGTCCTAGCGGAGCGTTGCCGATCGGTTATCTCAATCGACGTTATTGCTTATCCAGGAACCGCAGCACGGCTTCCCGGAAACGTGGCACTGCTCTGCGGCAACGGCTACGAAGTGGACACGGGCGAGCTATTCGACGGCGTGCTGGTAACATTTGGGGCGAGTGCTGTATCGCGCGTTTGGGCTAAGCAACTCAAAGATGGCGGCCGCCTGGTGGCTCCGGTCCAGTGTGGACAGGATTATGCGGTTTCCGTATACGAGCGCCGCGGCGAAGAGTTGAAACTGGTTGATCGGGTAGCTTATGCCAGGTTTACGCCAGGAGTTTGCTAATGGGATTCCAACATCCAGAGCAAGAGAAGCACAAGTTAGACGGCATGGCGAGGGCTGCGCGTTCGCCAAAGACCCCAGACCATCTGCGCGGACATCTTGCAAGACGAGTAGGAGATACCACCATGCGAGTAGACAATTTACGGAAACCGGGCAGCAAGGTGCCGAAGCAGCAGGTTATGAAGTCAACGCTTGCGGGTGATGAGCGAGAACAGCCGCCGATGGATACCCAGCCCTTTGAAACGTCGGGAAGTGACATTTCCCCGATGGGTGAAAAGATGGGAGCGACCACTAAACAGCCTGCCCCGGCCGGCACGCGCCCGATGAACGTCACGGCGAGTATTCCGAAAGCTAAGGCGCCCGGAATCGGCGGCGTGAGCACCGCTAACACCCAGCCCCCGCGCGCTCCCGGCTTGAATCAGAACCTTGGTTCACTATCTCACCCTAACTCCTCGCGCCGTGTTCCAAGGGTTGCCTCAGTCGTTACAAGGGGTCAGCGTGGTCCTGGGATACAGAAGACCGCTACGGCGCAGAAAACGCGAAACATGCGCGGGCCCGGAGCCAACCCGAATTTCTATGGAGATTTCTAATGAAACGGCTGACATTACTCGCAACACTCCTGTGCTCAATCGGTGCCTTCGCGCAATTGGGTGCGAATGGTCAGGCGTCCAGTTCCATCTTTGTTCCGCCCTCGTTCAAGCTATGCCTTGGCGTTGACAATGGGCAGGGTGCCTGCCTCCAGCAAACCGGGATTAACGCTGCTACGTTCTCCGGGGCATTAACCGTTTCCGGGTCGCTGAATGTTTCGGGAATCTTCAGTAAGTACAACGGACTGACCACAGCCGGTCTCGGCGTGCCTGTAATTCTTGCCACGCTTGACCAAACCGGAGTCTCGACGGCTAACTCTGGGGCTGCGCAGAATGTGCTTGCATCTACGCCAGCCGCAGGACACTACAGGCTGTTTTACTATGCCGATGAAAGCGCGGGATGTACCACGGCCGGAAGCGCGGCGTTCACAATTCTAGCGGGATGGACCGATGCCACACATGCCCGAGCGACGGCGACAACTTCATTTACCCCCACTGCTGCCGCTACTGGCACAGGTCTGTTTACCCAAGGATCGGTTGACTTTTGGGCCGCGACAGGAACCGCAGTCACTGTGACGGCAACCTATACGGCGTGTACGACCGGGACGTGGACCTATGATCTACACGCTTACGTTGAGGAAGTTAAATAACACCCTGGGAAGAGGCAACACATGGCCGCACCGCGCCTGCTGTTTTTGGTAAAGTTTCGCGAGGATTCCGGCGGAAACTGCCCTGGCGCGGGTTCGTTATGGACTGGTGGACTTTATTATTCTGCTCTGTTTGTTGTTCAGATGTTGAACTCCTTTGGCATCTGGGCACAGGTAGAACAGGTAGTAGACAACAACGGAATTGATGCTGCGGTCGCGAAATGGAAGCCAACAACCGTAATCATCGAAGGTCTCTGGGTAATACCTCAGAAGTTCATCGTTCTGCAAAGGCTTTGGCCGCTAGTCAACTGGATTATCCGGTGCCACTCTGAGATTCCATTTCTCGCCTACGAGGGCATCGCGATCGACTGGTTGATGAAATATGTCCAATACGGCAACTTGGCGATTGCAAGCAACTCGGTTTACGGGACACGAGACTTCGAGGTGATGGTCAGCGCGGCGAACCCCTCGTGGGGTAGTAGTCGGCTAGATCAAAAAGTGCTCCATCTGCCGAACTGGTATCCACCCGTCACTCCGCTCGCGCTCAAGACCCGAAACAAAGCGTTGGATGTAGGCTGTTTCGGTGCAATACGGCCGCTAAAGAACCAACTAACGCAGGGACTGGCCGCAGTGGAGTGGGCGCGACAGTCAAATAAGTTGCTAAGGTTCCACGTCAATGGCAGGGTGGAACAAGGAGGAGACCGGGTACTCAAGAACCTCCTAGCGCTGATGGTGAACACAAAGAATATCCTTGTACAGCATGCGTGGGCGCCGCGAGAGCAGTTCTTGCAACGGCTGGCAGGAATGGATGTAGGGATGCAGGTGTCTCTCTCGGAAACGTTTGACATTACGGCGGCAGATACAGTCGCACTTGGAATTCCCCTGGTTACATCCAATGAAGTTCGTTGGTCGTCACCGGCGAGTCAGGCTATATCTCCGAACGTGGCGAGTATTCTTGCACGATTAAACGCGGTTACGGGAAGATCAAGGGCGGTCATTATCGCGGAGAATCAGTTCCGTCTTCGAGCGTGCTGCCACGAGTCCGAAACGGTTTGGAGAGATTTTGCCGCAAGGAGTAACTAATGCTGGGGATCGACGCCATTATCGACTGGCTATGGCCGCGCCGACTGCGGAAGCGGTTACGCATCTGTGCGCGCTGCCAGCGGCAGATCAAGCGCCACGAGCATTGGAGTCGGAAGATGTGGACAGACGGACGGACGCGGCATTTATTCAATTGCATGGCGCCGCCGCCGATCTCCGTTGAGAAGTTGGGCAATGATCCCTTGCCCACCGCCGAATATGTGAACTATATAGTCGAAGCGGGCGAAGGAGTAACCGATGCCGTGGAATGAAGTGATGGGCAAATGGAAATCCGGGTCACTCAAGAGTGGCGGCGGCAGCGGCAAGCCGGTCAAGAGTCAGAAGCAGGCAGTAGCAATCATGCTTTCTGAAAAACGGAAAGCCAAAGCTGGCAAGAGTGAGTACAGGGCAAACACCAAGGCGTTTTACGGGGAGTGATGACAGCCACCTTTCCACGGGAAGGACTTAGGGTCCACCAGAATTCTCACGGGATTACCGTACTTCGCCTGCACTATACCGCCGACGAAGACAAGGGCGCGGGAGAAAAGACGCTGGTTAAAGACATCAACCGGTCATTATCCCCTTGGGCGCTGGCGCAGTTTAAGCAGATGACCGACCCATCGGCTTATCTCAGGGAATACGAGATCGAGGCCGAAGCGGCGCTGGGCGCCAAGATATTTCAGTTTGATGAAGAAGCAACGCTCGAAGACAGTTTTTTGATCCCCCAAAACTGGACGCGAAGGATGGGACTCGATCCCCACCCCAGCGTCCCGCACGCGTTTCTGTGGTGTGCGTCCGATCCCTGGGGAGATCGGTGGTACTACAGGGAACTTTGGCCGTCACGCGCATGCTTTCGGTACGAAAACGGTTTGTTGCTAGGGAAGCCGGGGCCATGCCCCCCAGACGATCCGGTGATCAGAATTAAGGATTACGTCGAGACGGTGAAATGGTTGGAGTCTTCCTCCAATCCAGAAAACCGGACAGAGCAAGCGGTGGCGTTCGACGAGAAGATCGTCGCGCGCGTGATTGATTACGCAGCTAGGGCCTTCGGCAAAGGTACGAACGACGATGCCGAGCAGCCCAACTTCCAGATGCGCTATGAAGGATTCATGCAGCTTCTGGGGCTGTCGTGTTCAACGTTCGAAGATGCGAAGAAGGACCATGCGGTTGGGTTTGAAGTTGTCAACTCCGGACTGAAGCCGCGCGAGGTTATCGGCAACGACGGAGAAAAGCGTAAGCGCAGTAAGATTCATATCTTCCGCGATAAGTGCCCGGAACTAATCTGGCAACTTAAGAACGCCCGGCGGCAGTTGCTTACTCCGCTACAGGCAGAGTCCAAAGACCCGACTGGGAAGCCGATAGAAGTCAGGTTGCACATGGCCGACGATTTGCGCTACATCGAGATGGCAAACCCGGTTTACCTGAAGCCGAGCCCGCAAAAGAGTACATGGAAGCCGCGCGGTGAAGGGATCGCGTACTAAAATGGCAAACCCCACTAATCCGACTGGCGTACCGTCAGAGATTATTCAGCGCCGCGACGAAAGCAAAAAGTGGCTAAAGCTGAATTACTGGGACGAGTGGATCGACATCTACCGGATGATCAAGTGCCGGACGGTCCCCATAAACAAGATTGACTCCGCCGGCAAAGAGACGGCCGAGGAAGACCGGTCACGGACCAACGTCGAAAGCGGGCTCGCAAACCTGATCTTCCGGAAGAACGTTGCCAGACTTAGCGCTCAGCCGTATTCGCTACGTGTTCGCGGCGGAAATGACCCGACCGCAGCGCCACGGCTAAGCGCCCTACTTGGGCAGCAGTATGACCGCTCTCAGGAACGCGCCGAAGATGTGCGGGTGCGAATGGGCGCCGAATCTCTGGGAATCGGGATTTCCAAGGTTTACTGGGACTTTATTTCCCGGACGATGGTATTTCGAAAGGCCATCCTCAAAGAGGGTAAGGTAGTAATGCGTGACCGCTCCGAAATGATGCGCGCGCGCAAAGCCCCAGACGCAGAAATCCAGGAAGCGGTTGACGAGCACGGCCCGGATATGACCGACGAAGAAGTGCAGGAGTTCATCGGCAAGTCCGGAACGGAGTTAACCATTCCGACGGTAGTTGACAAGTATGAAGGGCCGCGCGTCAAGTCGTGTTTTCCCGGCGATGTTTACTGGGAGCCGTTCGCGCGCACGATGCGAACCTCCAGTTTCGTGATCGAGTCTTACCGGGAGTCAGATCTTTGGCTAAAGAAGATGCTGGGGTTGAAGTACAAAGACCCGGAAACCGGAGAAGATACTCCAGCGTTTGATCCCGATGCGGTTGCGGGCTTGATGCGGCTTGACCCAGAGCCGGTGGTGATCAAGGGAGAATTCCAGGAGTTGAAGGACCTGTTTCGAACGTCTATCGGAAAACAGGATCAAGTTCAGTACCAATTTCCCAGAAACCTGCGCGTCCGAAAGATGTACGACATCCTGGAGGAGCATAAGCAAGACGACGATGGCCGGATGTGGATCACCTGGGTGTCAGAGAACTACCGCGACAAAGTGCTTGGCAAAATGCCGTATCCGTTCAACTTCTACGGCGACACGGCGTTTACTGACGAAGTTCCGCTGCCTGACATGATCGATGCGATTGGGGATTCTACCCCCAGGTTGATGAGATTCATGTTTAAACTGTTCAACTTGCAGCACTGCCAGAACTTTGATTATGTAACCAACCTGGTTAGAAGGCACTTCTTCGCTCCCACGGGGATGGAGTTTTCGGAAGACACGCTCGAAAAAGGATTGTTCCGGATTACTCGCTACAGCGGCGGAAACAGTGCAAACTTGACGCCCGACCCTACCCCCCCGCTTCCTCCAGGAGCGATGGAGCGCGGCGCGTCCATTATGCAGTTGATTGGGATGTTCGAACCCTCACTGAACCTTACGACCGAGGGCTCGACATTCAACCCGCAAGCTGGCAAGACGGCGACCACGGCAGTTCTGCAATCGAAGGCCGCGGACGTGCTTCTCAACTTTAAGGTCGATGCGCGAAACCTCTATCTCTACCAGTTGGGGATGAAGAAGATCTGGATGAATCAGCAAATGGCCGACATGGAAAAGGATGTCGAGATTCAAGCCAAATACTTTACCCCCCAGATGCACGCATTGCTGAAGCAGCAAGGTCAGGCCGCGCAACAGCCATGGATAATGACCGACGTATCTGGGAAGATTTCCGCGGTCAAACTGAATCCCAGTGAGATCCAAGAAGACTTTGAATGTGAGCCCGAGGCTGGATCGTATATGGCGGTTGACGACGACCTTCGACGCCAGGCCGCAATGGAGTTAGATCAAGTTGCGATGCAGTCTAATGGACTACTGAACATGGAGAAGGTGCTCGTTAATCACCTTAAGACGATCAAGGGCATAGATGACCCAGAAGAGTTCTTGGCACCCCCGAAGCCGCCACAACCCCCAGTTCCCAAGGCCAATTTCAATATCGGACTTACCGGCAAACTGGAAGACTTTCCGGGCGTTCTGAATGGTGTCCTGCAAGAAATGGGTATGCCACCATCCCAGGATGCACAGGAGCAGCAACAATTGAACACAATCGGGCGTCTAAGCGCCGGAGCAAATCACGCCACAAACCTGTTGAGGCCGGCGGATCCCGAACCCGCAACACCGGAAGGCGCAGCAGAACAAGAACAGACTCCGTGACCAACTTAAACCAGATTGAGCAAGCGTCGCTTTGCGAGTTTCTTGGACGCCCGGGTCCAGTGCGGGAGGCGATAAGGAAGTTTGTTCAGCAGCGCAAACAGGAGATGGATAGTCGAGCTGCCGACTGCTTGAGAACTGTACCGCGGCAACTTGAGCAAGCCTGTGATGCTGCGGCGAAGGCGGAAGTTTACGCCGACCTATTGAAAGACCTGGAGAGATTCGCGATCAGCGATCGAGGGAGATAATAACATGGCGCTAAAAAAGGGCGAGTTGTCACACGGAACATTTACGCCGAACGACGATGGCAGCGTGCAGGTAGTCCTCCACAAGAAACCGAAACCGGGACGCAAGAACACTGGACCATGGCTGTCTGATGGCGACACGGAAGAGAAGTTGGGCGCGAAAGACCACAGGGAAGCGTCCAGGCACGTTGCCAGGGCACTCTCCGAACACTTCGGGAGCGGCGTTAAGAACACGCCAACGCCTGGAGTCAAAGCAGGCAAACCGGCTGCTGTAAAAGTTGATCATCCGGCCAACGATGACGGGCCAAACCCCGAGACCGACAGTTTCTAGCTTCTCGCGGGGTAGCTTAGCCCGGTAGAGCACCGGACTCATAATCCGGAGGTCGTCAGTTCAAATCTGACCCCCGCAACCAAATCAAGTTCAGCCCGTGGAACCACCCCGCGGGTATCGTTTTGCAAAGAACAGGAGCTTTATGGAAACACCAGGCACCGCTGGAACCACCCCGGCGGCCGCGGCATCGACAGGAACCACCCTGTCGGCGAATGATATGACTTCGTTTTTAGGCGTTGAGCCTGAAACCCTTCCTTCACTTCAACCCGAACAGAACCCGGAACCCACGGGTGTCGAAGCTGAAACAGCGGCAGAAACAGAAGTGGAAGAAGTTGATCAGGAACTAGCGTCAGAAGGGTTAGAAACCGAAGTACCGGAAACCCAAGAAGTTCAGGAAGAGGAAACGCCCGACGACTGGCTCCCCACCGAACAGGAGAAGGAATTTCCCCTTGACGTTCTTGTGAAATTCGGGAAACGGTATGGCTATACCCCGGAAGAGATTCAGGCCGACCCACGGCTGCAGAACACTCTAAAGGACAAACTCAACTCCGACATTTACATCGCGCAGTTTAATCAGGACGAGCAAAACATCGGCATCGAGGAAACCACGCCTAGAGCCGAAGAGACGCCGGCTGAAACGACTGCCAATGCGACCCCCACAGATCCCCGCGCCGCCTACTATCAGCGCGTGGATGGCATGATTTCACAACTCGACCAGAAATCCCTGAACGAGTTAGGGACTGGACTGCTTCAGGCGTTTGGCGTGAATACCGACGTTGCGAAACTGGATCAAATGCTGGCAAACCCGAAACTTTCTCCCGAACAGCGGGCAGAAGTGCAGGGCGCGAAGGCTTTGACTCAGAACGCGGCGAAGGTAGGTCAGACGCTGGCCCGCGGCGCGGTGGACTTAATTCTATCCACGCTTCCAAGCGTCCTCCCAGAAATCATGGAAGCGGTTGCTCCTGGTCTGTTGACTGATCATGCGAGTTACCGCGAACGCAGCACCTATGCCTCGGCGTGGCAAGAAGTCACGTCGAAACCAAACCCGCAAACTGGGCAGCCCATATACAGCAACCTTCCCACTTACGGCACCAAGGAATTCGGTGCCCTCGTCAGGAAGGCCGAAAGTCAGCTAGGGCTGCAGCCGGGTGCGCTGGGAGCAATGGTATTTCGTGGAGTAGACGGAAAGCCGCTGCCCGCGATGGACCAAGCGCGACAAGCGTATGCGTTGGTGGCAAAAGTTGCGAGTGGACAAAGGGTCGCGCCCGCGGTTGTTCAGCGGGCGGTAAGTGCTGGACGGCAACAGGAAAGAACGCAACAGCAGCGGCGCGCCGTAGGGGGCGCCCTTGGGGCCGGGCAAACGAGCCGGCAGTTTGAGCAATCAGAGGAAACTGACCCGATCAGAGACGCACTGCACGAGGAAATTGTGCGACAGAACTCGCAGGGCAATCCTTTCCGCGGCGCGCGCGAGGTCAGTTAGTTTCCTAAAGAGCTCCAACTGAGTCGGCTGGAGATACTTCAATGGCAGAACAGGCAATCAGAACCTTTCAGGACTACCAGACGGAAGGAACTCTCGTCCGGGACGTGAGCGTGGATATGCTCCTGCTCGAGCCCGACCGAACCCCGCTATACGTCCTCACCAACAACAGCAAGCGCAAGAAAAGCGTTTACAACCCGATCTTTGAGTGGCCCGAAGATCAGGATCTTCCGATGCTGGGAACAGTGTCCAACGGGACTACCAACCTCTCATCGGCCGCAACCACAATTCCCGTCCAGGATGTTACCATCTTCGGCGTTAACGATCTGGTTCAGGTTCCTATTGCTGGAGACGTTGGGACTGGCATCGAGGAACTGGCGCTGATTACGGCAGTCACCATCGGAAGCGGCACTCCTTCGACCACGGCATACCAAATTGGCGCCGTGGCTGGAACGATTACCGTTACTCGTGGGTTCGCCGGAACGACTCCGGGCACCGTGGGCGCGACTCAAAGCCTTCGCATTATTGCGACGGCTGCGACAGAAGGTGGAGCAATTCAGACTCCGCGCTCTCCCTACGTCACATTGAAAACATCGGCTTGCCAGATTTTTGAGCAACCGATCCAGATTACGCTGATGGGTGCCGCGTCCCGGACTTACTACGACCGGAACGAGCGGGCCCGTTTGCAGATGCTGGCCATGCGGCGTGCAAAACTGGAAATTGAAGACGTTGGCATCTTTGGCGTATTCAGCCAGAGCGTCAACGGCACTTCGACCCGCCTGACTTCGATGGGCATTCGGTCAATCATTTCGCCCTTTGTCACGGACATGGGCGGAACGGCGACCTACCAGTCATTTCTGAGTGCGAATCAATTCACCTTCCGGTACGGCTCTCCGCAGAAGTTGCTGATTGCCTCGCCGCTGGTGAAAACCGCTCTCGATTATTGGGCCGCGAATAAGCAGTTGGTCAAGCCCGACATCGACCTGTTCGGCGTCAGCCTGAAAAAGTTTGTCACCTCGAACGGTACGTTCTTGCTGGCAAACAACTTCAACATGGGAGACTTTGGGGCCTCAACAAACTATTCGTATGAAGCCCTGGCAGTCGATCTTCCGTCAGTCGAGTTCTGCCCGTTGTCTGACAACGGCATCTCGTGCGACACCCAGTTGAAAACCAACTATGACACCACGAACCCGAAACTGATTAAGGATCTGGTGTACACACAGGCTGGCTGGCGCGTTCGCCATCCCGCCCGTCACGCCCGATTCACCAACTGGACCGCATATTCGTAAGGAACGCGAATCCAGCAAACGAAGCCCCCGGTTCTCGCCGGGGGCTTCTTCATTTCAACCAAAAGGAGTTTTATGCACGTTTCTGTTGATGAATGGAAGGGCAAATGCCAAGTGTGCGGGGAAGACGTTTCTTACCCCAAATGGAAGTGCTCAAAGCGGCCCGGCAATCATCGCATGGAGGAAAAGGTCTACTTTCACCTAGGCGGTTCCCACTTGCAAAACTGGCGCGAGCGCCGTGGCTGGAGTCCGCTGGTAATCCTGAAGGCTGGCCAAGAGGTTCAGGATCCTAGAACGGGAACCAAATTGCTGGAACCGACAATTCAAGCCATGTTCTCCAGTCAGCAACTTTGCACCGACGACCCGGAAATCCAGTATTACATTGAGACCAAGGGCGACCACTGCATTGTGTGGGGACCAGAGGGAAGAAAGGCCTGGGAGCGGATTTACCTGACTCCGGACCAGCAAAAAGATTTGGCTAATGCCGAACTCGCAGGCATCAATCGCCAGATCACTGAGCAGAATGAACTACTGGCGCAAGTCAGAGGCCGCGCCGGACAGATAAAGGCGCACGCATGAACTGCCAAGGCTGCGGGGCGGAGACGACGCGGACCTCCGCCCGCTACGACAAGGGAGGATTGGTTTCCGAGGTGTGTCCAGCCTGCTCGCCCGAAACGTTTCAGGGAGAGAAGGTCACCGATCCAACTGACCGGAGAATCTGGAACAGCCATGAAGTTGAGCCCGAGCGCTACTACACCCCAGACAGTGAAAACGTGGTCCGCGCTAAAGATGAGCTCCGACAAGACATCTGGAACGAGTTCAACCGAGATCCCGAGCAGGAACGGGTAGAGCAGAAGCGGCGCACGCGGCGCACGGAACCCTTAACGGCAGATGAGATTCGCGCGTCAGAAGTTGTCACCAGGGAAGTGATTCGACCCGCAATAGAAACTGCAGTCTTCAACCAGCGATACGGTCACGTATGAGAAAAGAGAATCTAGAAGTAAGCGACACCATGCGGCTGCTCGACGAGTTGAAGCAGCAGGGCGTTAGTGAGTTGAATCGTCTGGACGTAGCCGACGCTGAAAAACGACTGGCGCGGATACTGAAATCTGCGGAGGGCAAAGAGGCTTTCCGGCGAGTAACTGGGCTTCGCGAGGCTGTGTTTGCTGGCGACGTGAAGAAGTCAGACCAGCAACTGCCGATCGTGGCCGTCTTGATGCCAAGTTACCGCTTACCGGCGCCACAAGCGTGGGAAGGCGTCAACCGGATGATCCGGTCAAGCATGAATGTCTGTCAGCCGTTCATGGAGCCAACGATCCGGCAGAGCGTTGTTCACTGGACGCGAAACTATGCGCTCAGTCTTCTACTGAAAAGCATGAAGCCCTGGGATTATGTGCTGTTCATCGATGATGACATAGTAATGCCAGAAGACGGACTAGCGAAGATGCTGGCACACAAGGTTGACTTGGTAGCGGCCGCCTGCACGGTGCGGGTAGATCCACCCATGCCGAACTTCCGGGTTTACGACCCAAAGACGCGAACATTTTGCACCTGCCTGGACTGGAATCGGGAGGGATTGGTCGGTGGGAAGAACTTCGGGATTGGAACGGGCGCGGCCTTAATCTCCCGAAACTGCCTAGAGCGGGTTGCGGAGTATTACATCAACTGCAAGTACGAACAGAAGTTTTATGGCTTCTCCGGTGAGGAATTAGACCGCGTGCAATCGGCGCGACAAGCGCGGGCAAAAGAGACATCAGATTTCTGGTGGTTTGAGTTTCTGAAGCAGCCAGACGGACTCGGGGAGTTTGGGGAAGACATATCCTTCTGCTTTAAGTGCATCGAGCTCGGAATCCCGGTGTATGTGGATACGACCATCCGCCCCAAGCACATGGGAGATTACGGCTACAACCTTGACGATTACTGCGATCTCCGACGGGATTACGAGGGACGCCTGAGAGCCAAGGGTGGCGTATCGCTCACTGAAGAGAAGCCAAAGAAGATTCTGATCGGAGTTCTGAGTTATCACGGTGCGGACGAAGAAGAGAAAGCGATTCGCGAGACATGGGGCAAGGATGTTCCCGATGGTGTCGATCTGCGATTCTTTGTCGGCGGGGAAGATGCGAAACACTCCGACCAGATCGTACTCAAGTGTGGAGACAAACTGATTGATCTTTCTAGTAAGGTCGTGGCGATGTGCAGTTGGGCGTTGGAGCAGGGCTATACACACCTGTTCAAATGCGATTCGGACACACTGGTACGACCTGTGGAACTCGTTACCGATGGCTTCCCGCAGCACGATTACGTTGGCGGAGAAAACAATGGATTCGCTAGCGGAGGAAGCGGATACTGGCTGACCCGTAAAGCGATGGAGATAGTCGCAAACGCTCCAATCACTGAGACACACGCAGAAGATGTGAACACAGCCAAGGCGCTCGCCGCCAAGGGAATTGGGGGCCATTTCGATAGCCGCTATCTGTGGGCACCCGGCGCAGTAGCCGACGACAACACCGTGGCCATGCATCTTTCGAGTATCCGTGATTTGGATGCCAAGTCAAAACCTGAAGATATGTACGAAGCCTACCGCGATCTTAAGGCTGGGAACTACCACTCTTACGTTCCCGTTCTCCGCGAACAGAAACCATGGATGCGATGATTGACGCCCAAGCGATCTTCAGCGGATCCAAGATCGTTCATCACCAGGACAGACTGGGGCCATATGTTGAGAGTAGGCGCACCGCATCTGTTCCCGTGACGATGGAAATGGACCTGACCAACATCTGTTCGCATCGCTGTCCATCGTGTGCGGGAAGAAGGATGCCAGAGTCTGCTGCGGATCAGTTGTTTACGGTTCTGGG